CGCACCAGTGGGTCCTGTCAGACCTGTGCTACCTATAGGACCTGTTGATCCACTTGCTCCAGTTGGGCCTGTAGCACCTGCAGGTCCAGTAGCACCAGCGGGTCCTTGTGGAACGATTGCTCTATCTACTTGTACTAATACGTTTGGAGTAGGTTCAATGTTGACTTGAACTACACCTGAGCCATTAACATTTACTTGATTTGCCATGTCATTGACTCCTTTTAGTTATAAACGCCATCGCTTGCGACCAAGAACAATAAGAATATGCTCTCATCATAAGCAGGGGTAGTGCCACTCGCTGGGAAACTAATCTTGATTCTGCCAGTAAAGCATGCTGGATCTGAGGCGTTGATACCGAGATCAGGGTCACCAGGAAGTCCTGAGTATGTAACTTGCAGACTATCACGACCTATAGTTGCCCATGTTTCTTCATCTATGACTAATGTGAATGTACCAGCGGCATTGTCACGATTAGTGATACTCAATGATATGGGCAGTGCTTCTATGCGATTCATCGTCATAGAACCTGTGGCTGTTGTCAATGCAAATACTGTACCAGGCGTGTAAGTTGGTGCAGCCCCGCGAGTGTCACTGATCGTGAAAGTTGTATCAGTGATGATTTCTTTTACATAGTATGTTGTGTTGATCGCTACGTTACCGAACACAGTTCCTTTGAACTGTACAGGCATGCCTACGAACAATTCTCTTGTGTTACTACAAGTCAATATGTTTGTACCTGTAGTTGTGTTTGTGATCGTTGTGATTGTGCTGACTAATGGATAATCAGTGATCGTGAAGTCGTAACCACTACGGCTATCTCGGAAATTTGTGATGGCTCGTCTGATAATCGTGGCGTCGATTGTCGCGCCTGTCAGATTGATTGGCGTAGTACCTGTTTGCCAACCACTTGGATAACTTGTGATGTTACTCCATGCTAGATTCCAGAAGTCTTTCTGGTTATAGACAAGTTCTTGTGCTAAGACTTGTCCATCGAATCCGCCCACTTGATTGAGCGTGTTTTGACTGAATTTTGCCATCTTATTTCCTCCGCTTTCTCGCGTCAATGACCCAATAGTACTACCTCGCACTATTGGGTGTCATGTTATATTTATATTAGGGCACGTAAACTACGATCTCACCAGTAGTGCTATCATAGTAAAGTTGATTTAATCCTACTATACTGTTTACTGTACGCACTGGTTTGATGTATAAACGATCTGCTAATGCGCCTGTTATACCAGCATTTGTTGCATTTAACACAATTGTTCTAGTTGCGGTATTGGCGATATTCAAACCCATGTTAATGCTTTGAGCATTTGGATTAGTGATGTTTGAACCAACAGCAATTGCATTAGTACCAATATTGGATATTTCAGTACCTATACCTATAAAATTATTATCTGTACTTCCTGCCCAATTGACATTGGATCCAATTGCAATTGAATTACCGCCATTGGCTTGCACCAAATTACCTATAGCAATAGATGAATTTTGTAATGCTTTTGAGTTTTTACCCATGCTGATTGAAGAATCACCATTACTTGTTGATGATAATCCAATAGCGATGCTGTATATTCCAGCCGCATTAGAACCATCGCCTATAGCGACTGCTGATGTATTCAATGCATCTGCACCATAGCCTAATGCTACACTAAAAACGCCATTAGCATTAGTTAATGCACCTACTGCAACAGATCGATCACTGCTTATTGCATTATTGCCAATGCTTATACTACCATTACTAGTGGCATTGCTATTTGAACCTATAGCAACAGCGTTAGAATTAGATACCGCGCCATTTCCTATAGATACAGAAAAATTGCCAGCGCTACTATTGCTACCTAAACTAATTTTGGTATTATTGATTGCTAATGTAGTTAATGTACCTAAACTAGTAATATTTGGTTGTGCGGCATTGCTAACTGTATTAGCAGTGCCACTGATATTACCATTAAATGTAGTTGCAGTAATACTAGTCAATCCAGTGACAGTAGTAGTAGTTGCACCTAACGTTAATGTAGTATTTCCTAATGTAATTGTTGAATTTGCTAATCTAGCCTGTGCTAATGTACCCGTGTCTATGTTACTTGCATTCAAACTAGTTAATAATCGACCATTACCTGATATATTACCACTGACTGTTAAACTTGTCAATGTACCTACACTTGTGATATTAGGTTGAGCATTAGCAGTCACGGTGCCGGCTGAACCTGCAGTACCAGTAATGCTGATGCCATATGTACCGCTTAAACGTGCTGAACTTATAGTACCAGTAGAAAGATTTGCGGCATTTAAATTTGTTAAACCATTGCCATTACCTGAAAATATACCAGTGGCTATCAGATTGCCACCAGTGATATTACTAGTTACAGTTAGATTAGATAATGTACCAATTGATGTAACATTTGGTTGTGCCGCAGTTGTCAATGTACCGGCTAACAAACTTGCACCAATCGTGCTTGTATTAGCATAGATGTTACCATCTACTAATACTGAATTTGTAGTTACAGTTAAAACATTAGGTACACCACCTGCACTAACTGTGACGTTAGCATTGGCAAATGCTCTTACGTTTGCGCTACCATTGGCTATCAATGTAGCATCGATGCCAGTCAGTTGTGAACCATTACCTATGAAATAAGCAGCACTTACGTTGCCTACAAAGTTACCATTACCTGGTGCATTAAATGCATTGCTTGATGTGTCGAATGTGAAACCTGCCGCGCCACCAAAGTTGCCGGCATTATTAAATTGAATCTGTGTGTTGGCGCCGCCTGGCACACCATTTCCAGACACGTTGCCACCACCAACAGCCCATGTTAAATTACCTGTACCATCTGTCTGTAGGAAATAACCGTTATTTCCACCTGTGATTTTTAGATTGCTTGCAGAACCTACGCTGACATTTGCGCCACTGAATGCGATGTTACCAGTAGTATTCAGATAACCTGCGATATTGACGCCAGTACCAGTGACAGTTACGATATTGCTATTTCCTGCAACGCTTACTGTGATATTGCTATTTGCAGATACTACTACATTGCTATTACCATTGATTATTTGAGTAGCATCAATACCTGTTAGTTGACTGCCATTACCTAAAAAATAGTTGGCAGTGACATTACCATTTACTGTAAGACCTGTCAATGTACCTAAACTTGTGATATTTGGTTGGCTTGCAGTTGTCAATGTTCCAGTCAATAGACTTGCACCAACAGTACCTGTATTTGCATAAAGATTACCAGCAGTCGCTTGACCTAAACTACTGTTATTGCTTACAGTTAAATTGTTTGCTACTGTGGTAGTGTTGGCTGGAAAATACTTTAAGCCTGGATTTCCTGCGAGTACTCCACCACTATTATATTGAACTTCGTAAATATTTCCCGAAGGTGTAGCGTATCCACCTGCGAATACTCGTAGTTGTATATCTTCAGGTGTAATATTGATGTTGTTTTGTTCAACAACGATATTAGCACCAATCTGTTGAACAACAATATTGGCGTTAATTTCACTCATGTTATTGATACCTTACTATGAATCCTAATGGTTCACGGTTGATGTCATCAAGCGCGGCATTGGCTGTGCTTTCGCGTGTGATTTCTAATGTAACAATCACCAATGTGCTATTTGCAGCACTATTGGCTAATGTTATAGTTGGTGTATTATTACCGCTATTTGTTATATTGTTACCAATATACAAATATGCTGTTCCTGCGGCTGCGTTTACGAATGCAGTTTGTAATGTATATGCGTTTGCATTTGGTTGCGTATTGTTTAGATTGATATTACCTAAAGTAACTTCATTTTGACCATATGATACATTATCTACTGTATAGAATTTAGCACTTGCTGCGATTCCCCATGCATTGGGACTCAATGCATTGGCAGCATTACCATTGGTATCTGTGAATGCGATTGGCAGTGTATATGCTTCACCTGTATAGATTTCCAAGCACTGCATCTCAGTGCCTGCAATCGTCATTGTTTTCGCGCCGTTAAGTAGTAGACTCATTTTAATGATTCCTGTATTGTATTTATTCTGGTCTTACAGTTTCGTAACTCAGACCTTCACGATCAAGTCGTGTTTTAATTTTATTGCACACATTATCATAAACTTTGCTGTGAGATTCTTGGAAAATATTGTATTTTTTAGCAAAATCTATAAATTCTTCTTTGGTAAAATTGTTTATGATCTCATCAAAATTTTTAAATGTAATAACTTGCATTGATTTCTCCATCATAAATTAGATTTAAATAGTCCTAACTGACAGGCTACGATTGTTACATTAGCATTAGCGGTCATATTTCTCATCATTATACCTGCATAATCTATGTTTGCTGATGCAAATGTTGTTTTTACAGTTTCCCAAACATATGATTGATTTGCTTTTAAATTGATAGTGGTCAATGAATCATCATTTCCACCATATCCAGTAGAAAATACATTGTTACCAACGACTGTAGCAAATTGTACATTAGCATCAACATTAGATACCATTGTTACTAACACAGTAAATTTAATTCCAGTTGGAGGAGGGATAGCAGCCGTTAAAACTGCGTCAGTTATTACATACCAATCCCAATCACCATCCGATCGATCCCAGTATGCTGCATCTTCGGGTTGAAATGAACCGGTACTATTATCAAAATATCCATTTGCTGTAGTACTAGTACCTTGATACCATGGTGAATAATAATTAGCACCCGGGTTAGTACCATTAATATAAAACGGTACATTAAAATTTGCTCTTGAAGTAACATCAATGGGCAGTGTACCGCCAGCACCATCTATTATATTAAATATACTTGAACCTAATAGTTCAGCAACATTTAAATTTGTGTCAAATAAATTAAATGTCAATGTATTATCAGCAATCTTACCGCCAGTCAATGTACTATTTGCTACATTATTATTAACAATGGTATTGTATTGTACCTGATTACCTGCTATACCGCCTGTATTGCTCATAGGATCATAAGGTATAACATTAGCACCTCCCCATGATACAGGGCTACTGCTACCACTGCGTGTACCTGTATAATCGTTTCTAGCGACAGTAGACCAATAATATGTGGCTGCCGGCAGATCATTTACATCCATTTGTACATAATTGTAAACAGTATTACCTGTATCGCTATTTGTGAATGGTGTACCATCTGCATCTGAAATAGTTTTATACAATCTATGTGACAACACATTACTAGTGTTACCATAGTTGAAATCCATATATTTGATTAGTCCCTGATCAGGAACATAACTTTGTACTTGGAATCCTGTAATAGTAGCATTATTTGCTGTAAAACTTGTAATGACAGGTGTACCTGGTGCGCTGATGATATTAGGATCACTTAATCCTGTGTTGAACGCAGGTATGTAATCTTCTACAGGATCGTCAACATAGATTGATGCATTGTATTCAAATGCACGGAAACTTGCATACAAATTACCATTCGTATCTTTTTCTTCCAATACTTCGCTGATTCGAAACAACTTGCCATCAGGGAAACCACCTGCTGCATCCCAACCATATGTCTCATGATAGACACGAACAATATCACCTGCTTCTACTTGTATACCGCTATAGTCAGTACGGAAACTAATGACTAGATCCTCACGGCTTTGATAGATGCGTCTTGCGGCAAGGTATTTTGCTTGCACTGCATTGTTCACTAATGGCAATGTGATGTTTAATCTATTGACTGCTTCATTCTGACTCAATAGACTTGGATTAGTATCGAACAAGTTTATGATCTGATAGTCAGTCTGATCCTTGATATTTGTATTTGGATATGCGACTTCTACTTGGTTATAAGTCTCGTTTAGATCGATTGGGCTGATCTCTATGCCACCAACAAGATTACTACTATTGACGATAAACAAATTATTTGTTGTCTGAGCATTGGGTGCTTGCGTGTATGCTTTATTGATGACAACTTTCCACTTACCTGTCAATTCACTATATTGTAACCAACTATCACAACTATCTACTAAGAATTGCAAATTGTCTAAGCAATTTCTTGCAGTATCTAATGGGCCATTGATGCGATATCTTGCTTGTGTCGGTGAAGGACCACCTGTCACTGAGATCGTTTGACTACTATATGTGTTTAAATTATCTAGACTTGTAGTATCAATCTGTGCTAATGGTATGGCACAACCATATCTTGTGTTAAGCATATAGTCTTTGATTGCACTACCTGGTCTAAACACACCTGTGCTTTGTCCACTTTCTGTGTTGATGACTTGAGCAGTCAATGCACCTAATCCAGTCGTACCCGCATCTGTATTATATTTTACTTTAACGATGGCAAATGCACAGTTGGTCATTTGATTACTAACAGTCCATGCTTGACTTGCGGGCACACCATTAGCAACGCTCAATACTTGCTGTGCTGTAAAACTACTGTTTACAGGTGTGCTACTGCCATTTCTATAGAGATAGATATCTAGATATCCATTTACTCTACCATCGCTTTGACTTGGTGTAGTGCTATTGTTGATCAACGCTGTTACTGCGCCATTAGTACCAAATTGCACTAATTTGCCATCATAATAAACATCACCATAACTGATCTGCGAGCCTGCACTTGTATCTGTATTTTCTGCTATGGCTACAACATACCACATAGTCTTTTGATCAGCACTGATCATAGCATCTGTGATGACACCACCTAAGAATGCAGTACCATATACTACAGGAATCTTGTTATCTGTCGCAGGAGGTAATTGTACGCGACCACCACCATCGCCACCTGCTTGTGCTTTGCTCATGGCGCGTTTTGCCAACAATCTGCTGACACCAATGCTTAACGCTGTGGTAACTACGAATTTAACAACTGCGGCTACTGTAATTTTAGCGACTGCGGCTGCAACGACTGCGACTACTGGTGCCATATTATTCCCCTGTGCTTATCCATGTGCTTGCGATCATGTCATAACCAAATCTAGTAAAATCAATATCAAACATAGGTTTGGCTGTGTTGATCGTATGAAACTTTATTCGTTTCTTTTCTATTAGGTCTTCGCATATTGCTTGATACTTTTGTAGCATCAAATATCCTGCTCTTGTATGTCTATAATCTTCATGTACATACCATAACAATTCATTCATCAACAATGTCTCATTTGACCATATGTTAGGCGATATCAATGCTAACATAATGCCAATTGGTTCATCGCTTTCTGCGATCAATACCATTCCACCACCATTAATGGCAGTGGCAAACATCGTATTCAGATAATCATCATTTAAAGGTACATCGAATGTACCAATCTCACCTTTTTTATGTATCTCATGTACAGTACGTAAAAAATATGGTAAATCGAATTTATTTGCTAATCTTACATTCATTTGTTAATCCTGATTCATGCCTCTCATTGGATCAAAATCTTTGTTAAAGCCTGGACCACCTGGTAATCCACCTGATCCTGGAACAACTGTCTTACCTTTAGGATCTTGTCCAAAGTCAAATTGTACACCTGAGATAGCATAAACTTGATTCATGCTAGTGTCTGTGCTATCAAAGAATTGCCAACTTTCTTTATTTGTTTTACGACCTGCTATGCGATTCTGCAATACACTTTTATAACTGCTTGCATTGATGCTGACTGTGAAATTATCATCTTGATTTTCACGATCTTCTGATACAGCATATGTTGTCACGATACCACGGAATCGTTGATAAACAGGTGTCTCAAGTATCATATTGGCATCATAGAAACCGCGATATATCTCTAATTCGCTACCACGTATCTTTGTGCCTAATACTGTATAGATGCTATTGCCACCTATACCACTTAAGGATATGGTAGTGTCGGCACTTGTGACACGCAAGTTTCTGTTTTGTGTTCCAACTTGCAATAAACCACCTAATGCTGAATATACATTACCATCGATTGTTTCATTCTTATAACTTGTGCTTGCAGTGATAACTGATACATTGCTTGCAGTGCCTGTACCAACACCTGCGCCTGTAGCAGTAAAATATGTACCAACAACATTACTGCTTGCACCTATAGCAGTCCAATTGGTATTGCCTGCTGTTTGTATGATGTAAGTAGTGTTGGCAGTGATACTAGTAGCAGGTGTTGGAGGATATTCATTGAATATCGTCAACTTCACGAACTCTGCGCTATTGATTTGCGTAGCATTATTACTGACTTGTGGTATTGTTTGCATTACGCGGCTCCCACCCATTCGTATAATGTAAAGTCATCACTAAACTCAATCAATGCATTATTCAATGTAGTACCATTACCGTTTACATAGCCACCTGGTATCAATTTATATGTAGGCATATTTGGGCAAAACATATAAAATTCACAATCATTACCAACTGTGATGTTGTTTCCTACTACACTACCTGTAATGATATTAGGTCTGTTAGTAGTTACTGTTACTGTGCTATTAGAACCACGCAATACTTGTGTAGTGCTTGTGAATGGAAACTTATAATTACCAATCTGTATAAGATCGTTAGGTTCAAATAATACTCTAGTGCTTGGTAATACTGGCAAGTTGCCTAATACTAATTGATTGCCTGTAAAACTAGTTACTGTGATATTGTTGATCATGGTTTGTGCCATAGATCCTTGATAACGGAATATCCAACTCAAACAAGCATTATCACTAAACGTTACATATTCTGGAGTATAACGATCTAATGTATCTAATGCTTCTAGTAAGTCACGATTGTTATAATATCTTAAACTTGCTGGCATATTCAATGTAAAGCGCCATGGTTGTGTAGTTGGCGTTAAACTAGTTCTTGGTATCTCGTTGCGTGTGATTTGTACACCAACAACTTTTCTACGATCAATACCTAAACTGCTTGCCTTGTTTATGATTGTTTGTAAACCTGCCATATATTATTTCCTGTTAGGCGTATGCCATTTCTTTGCGTGCCATCTCAGTAGCACCTAATAATGATTTGCGATTTTCTGCAAACAATTGCGCAACACTCTTGGCATCTACTGCATTGATGTTATATGTATTGTAATTATTAGTGATCGGTGCATTAACTGCTCCAGTAGCAACAGCATTTGTAGCACCTTGACTTAATTGATTATTAGGTATGACAGTGCCTGCATTCTTTGGTACGAATAGTTCAGGACCTTTCTCACCAACAATGTATGGTTGACCTGCTTGCGCTGGGCCACCTGCTGCTAGACCTGGTAATGGTATGCCAAAGAAACCTAATGTCGCTTGTATTGCTTTGAATAACTGTGCTTTGATGATCATCTTAGCAAGATCGGCAACAACTTGTCTTGCAAAATCACTGAACTTGAATTTACCAGTAGTGACGAATGTATCTACAGCATTACTGATAGTTCCCCATGTATCACTTACGGCTTTTTGCGCCATGTTGATTGGTTTGAACTGATCAGCGATTTGTTCTAATCCTTTGACTACACCAGCAGTGTAACTTTGTTCTAATGCTTTTTGTTCTTCACGTTTGCGTCTTTCTTCGTTGATAGCAAAATCAGTAGCAGCCTTGACTCTATCCAATTCGTTTTGTAATTCTTTTCTCTTGATATCGTCTTTTTCGGCAGCAATCTGTTTTGCCAATTGCAATTCTTTTAATGCACCAGACTCTTGTATCTTGATCAATTCTAATTGTTGCGCTTTTTGTTTTTCTGTGATCTCACCTGTAATCACTTGGCGTGCCAATTCTGCATCTTTCATGGCAACAGTCTTTTCAGATTGTTGTTGCATGAGACCCAATTGATTCTGTAAATCTACAACTCTACTTCTTTCTAATTCTTGTTGCGCAAGAGCAATGATTTTCTGTTTATAACTTTCTTGTGCTTGTGCTGTGATGACTTCTTTTTGTTTCTCGTAGGTTGCGATCAATTCTTGATTGACATAACCTTTCTTATTTTCTTCTTCAGTAATCTTAGCATCTATGTTTGCAAGATCAGTTTTAAGTTGGCGCTCAGTTTCATAACGAATCTTTGCTTTATCTGCTTCTTGCTTAGTTAGATTGGCAGTACCATTGATTGCTTTTTGATATTCTAATGCCGCATCTGTAGTCTTATTTTGTAGATCAAATGTTCTTTGTTGTGATTGTGCGGCTGCTTTTTGTTGTTCTTTTATGATTTCGCCAATAGTCTTTTCTTGTTCTTTGGCTTTGATTAAATCTTTTTCTTTTTTGACTGCTGGATCTTCTGCTGCAGGTTCATCTTCAAATAGACTTTTCCCTGCGAAAATACCACCTACAGCAAGAGTACCTAATGCTGCTGCTCTTAATATAGGATTCTTTGCTAATAATGCTGCTGCTGAGGCAACTTGCTTGATGGCTGCTGCCATCTTTATGACACCAGCGACTGCTGCTGCACCAAACGCTAATGCGAATGTAGCGGCAAGTATTTTAATGGCTTTATCTGCTTCTTCAGTAGTCAATACCATATCTTCGGCGCCACCTAAGAATGGTTCTATGAAACGCAAAAATGCTTCTTGTAATTTGCGGAAGTTTTGCTCCATTGCACCGACTGCTGCCGCAGCCTTGAGCATTTCTACTTCTAGTCTAGCAAAATCTTTTGTCTTTAATATTTCGTTTAAAACTTTAGGATCTACACTAGCGAATTCTTTACCAAATAACTTGATACCTAATGCTGTTCTAGCAGCACCTTCTTCCATCTCAGCAAGTTTACCAATGACTTGCTCAAATATCTGTATGTTAGTTTTACCTTGTAGGTCATTTAATGTTATACCTAGTTCTTTGAACGCTTCTTGTGTATCAGCATTTAGATTGGCTACTTCATCTAATGACTTATAGAAGTTGACTAATATTTTACCTACGCCATCAAATTTTCCGCCTGCTTCTTCTAGACTTAATGCAAGACCTCTGACGAATCCTGCTGATACGCCAAACGCAGCACTAAGATCGACCATCTCATCTGCGGTCTTAATAGCAGTGCCGCCTATCAATGCTAATGCAGCGGCGGCAATGTTACCTACTTTCTGTAAGCCATTACCCAGAGTATTAAATGCATCCTCAGTTTTCTTTGCTTGATCTTCTAATGTCTGTAAATCTTTGGTAGCATTTTTAGTAGACTTGCTAAGATCATCGACCTTATTCTGTCCACTGACATCGATCTGTATTTTATATTGGTCTATCGTTGCCATTATATTCTAACTCCCAATTTCTTATAGACATAATCACGCACACTTTCTAATGTAGGTTTAGTCATGCCTTTTGGTGCTTGTGTGCTACCACGCATACCTCTATTAGTCATATGGCGTCCTTTATCCAATACTTCAGCGTATGGATAATTCGCTTGTATCTCGTTGCCTTGCAATACTGTTTTGCGTCTAGCATTGCCTGATCGCACAGGAGTGTTTTTCACGAATTCTGTGTGCGCGAATTTGGTTATAGATTTTTCATCTAATGTGTCTAACACTTTGTTTAGGCGATCAACTATATTGCTCATTATTTTTGTTTACCTTTTTTCAATATAGTTTGCAACTGATCTTGGTTCAAGTTATATAATTTAGGATCTACAGGAGCACCTTTTGCTTTATTCTTTGCCATTTGATAATTGTCATAGGCAGCAAGGACATCGGTAATCATGAAGTCGTATGTAGTAGCATGTGCTTCCACTTGATGTGGAAGCATGCCATACTTCTCAGCCATACGACCTATCGTGATCATTTTTGCGCTTCCCCAACTGTTTGGGTCGATGCCTTGCTCTGTGGTTTTCCCAAGATTTCTCCAATCTTGTTGATAGCCGCAGCAGCGATGTCGATAGGTAGATCCTCATCTTCAGCAAGTGCTTGCTTGCCGTTCTTGTCCAAGATCATAGACTTCATCATCTTGTCTAGATTTGCGAACTCGTTATTGCTTCGTGCATTGAAAAAGTCAAAGTATGTTGACATGCGCACGATGTTAAATGTGTAGAATGTGATAGGTTCGCCATAACGCTCGACTAACTCTTCACCGTCAAGTATGACTTCTATCAATTCTGGTTTGCTTGCGTAATCTTTAATATTCACTTGTTATCTCCTTATTAAATTGTTAGTTCCCTGAATATTTATCGTAATGCTCTTCCAAAAGTTGATTGAGCAATGCGATGCGAAATGCCTGTTTGGCTTTCATCTGTCTGATTGTTTGTTCCATGTTGTTTAACATGGGCAATAATTTTGCCTCGTCGGCGATAAGACTTCTTAGTTTTTCTTCCTCAGTCTTTAGGAAGGTATTGTTACTGTTGTTCATTTGTTCACCATATAGAAAAAGAGAGCAGATCGCTCTGCCCTCTTTCTTTGGTCAATTAGACCTTAGGACCAGATCCCATATCGCCATTGACAGCGATTGTGAGTGGTGATACCCACACAGGGCTGTCTGGTGATACTGTTGGTGCTACACCGCTCAAATAACCTACACCGTGATAGATGAAAGTATTTGCAGGTGCTGCGTTACCAACGTTGCTGCTATTGTTCAACTGAACTCTGAATGCAACTTCAACACGGTTCTGTGAAAGACCGCTAACACCATAGTATTGCGCTGTAGTGTTTCCAGCAGTGCTTTCTCCGAAAAAGCCCACATCATCGATGACGATGTTAGTGCTGATCTCGTTATCGCTAGGTGTAGTGACTTTGTTGACACTGCTTGAGCAGAAGTCAGTCCAACTGAATATACCAGTGTTATTAGTCACTGTGATATCCTGTAAGCAAGTCACGTTTAGTAATGTTGCTGAGTTACCAGAAACAAAACCATTACCAGTTGCGCCAACGTTAGAGTTTGCAATATCAGTTGACAATATTAGAGCAGGGAAAGTACCTGTCTCGTTTACTGTAATGTATGCCATTTTATTGTCTCCTTAAGTTAGTGGCGTTAATCATTAAAATCCAAGCGTTTTAAATTAAATGTATAGGTATGTTTTTCACTACGATTACCAATCACTTCAGTCTTTGTATAAGTTATTTCATAGTATCCATTAAAGAAACTTCTGTTTGCGGCAAGATTGTTGATCGCGCCTAATACAGTGTTGCTTTGTGGATCGTCTTGATAACTGACATACAATATCTCAAATTGATCTGTAACGGTGTATACTTGACCACAAGGTGTCACACCATTAATGTTTACTTCTCTGCTGATTGGATGAGCATCTCTGACATAAACGCCATATGGCACAACATCATCAGCACTAGGATATATGCCGCTCACTTCCACGATAGGTGTAAGTTCGTTGCATGTAACTCTCATATATGCTACAAGAGCCTCTTTAGTGACTAATGGTTGATGTGAATATGACATCAGAAATATCTCCTATCACCATTGAAGTAATCTACGTCTGCTGTCCAATTCTCTTCTAACTTAGTCGTTGGACCGTTAGGAGCATCTTGGTTCAGATCATAGAAATTCATCAATTGTAGTGCCTTCTCCCATTCAAACTGATATCTACGCAAAGCGTGATCATAGTTAGCACGATCAACATCGTTGACGTTACTAGTGTCTGACACGATTGATTCATAGAATATCTTTACTGCCATGAATGTATCAAGGCGTATCAATGTCTGATCATTTTTGATGAGCAGACTTGGGTTGAATGAAGATATCAATGCACCGTTAGGTAAGTTAGTGTAATATGTAGCCCCTAACACCGTATCGCAATACTTGGGCCACCATCCAAACTCAAGTTGATAAAGGATCTCTTGACTACCTACTTTAAAGTAGTCATCCCAATTAACCTGCATTTGTGCAGCGCGCCTTTCAGCAGCAGGATCATAGAATATGATATCTGATACTGTCGCATTGCTAACTCGTTGATAAGGGACTGACATAGTTTACATTCCTATAATTAATTCAATATTACTGCTGAATAATGTTGATTGCACCGCCACGACGCTTATCAGCGACACCGGCACCCATGTATGCAAGACCAGTCAACCACATCTGTAGTCCACCTGGCTTCTCACCCATCTTGATCTGTAAGCCTTCCTTAAGAACTGTGAAGATCGCAGTCTCGTGGAAGTATGCGCCTACTAGAACAGGAACAGAAGTGATGCCAACAACAGTGCGAACTGCGCTTGACAAGAATGTAGTGAAGATCACTGCGCAACCATAAACGCTTTCGATGCGTCCAGTTGACAACAATTCGTTACCAAGTGCAGATAGGTTTGAACCACCTGACTGAGAAACTGCACCACCAGTCAATTCAGCAAGCATACGATTCAATGAAGAACCTTCTTGACCTGGAACTGAGTAACTGAAGTTACCTGGTGCGTTACCATTGCTGTCCAATACGATGATTGGAGTGCCTGGCAAGCGAGCAGTCTTATAGTTTTGCTTGACGTTGCGAACAAGTCCTAGAACTGTGTTGCTAGTGAAGCCGGCTGTTGCAGTACCGCCGGTGTAACCTGACTGTGTTAACTCCATAGCGCCTAGTTCTGTTGGACGTGCGAAACCGTCAGCAGGAGTTGGGCTATAGTTAGTGTTGCCTGGAGTTGCCTTAAATGATAGGAAGGCTTCGCAAACGCGAATGTCAACCTTTTCACCATAACTCTCACCAAGTTCAGCACCTAATGTTGCGGCTAATTCGAATGATGTAGTCCATGCGTAGAATACGTCAAACGCTGTTGCAGCAACAGCAGGAGTTGCAGTGATAGAACCTTGACCAAGAGCAGGGTTCTGCTCAACAGCAAGCGGAGGTGATCCGAAGCCATCGCCGCTACCACTAGTGGCAGGGTTGTAGTCTTGGTATGTGATTGGTGCAAAGTTAGGCACCAAGTATTGGTTACCCTGATTAGGAGCAACAACCTGTGTGAACTCTACGAGTCCTGTGCTTTCATGCATAGCACGAAGAGCGAAGTTTGCGATAGCAGTTGTGAATCCATCTGATTCTGAATTGCCACCACCTAGTACATATGCCATTTTAATATCTCCTTAGTTGGCTTATACGATTTTTCTGGATGCAGTACTGACAGTAGCACTGACGCTGGCACCTTTAAGTCCAACACGCTTGCCTAAGCCCATCTTGTTTGCCCATGCATTGAAGGCAGCAGGATCTTTGCTATAGTCAGGTATTTGATCAGGAGGTGCACCAGCAAACTGGCTCTGCCCTGGTCTTAATCCAGAACCGCTTGATGGACTACCTTGCTTAAGTAACTTAGGGTTACCTTGAGCAACTTCATCAATCAAGCCTCTTAAATTTAATGGATTACCGTCCATGCCATATCGTTCTTGACCCTTTGAATTCACAATGGCAAATGAGCCATCACGCTTGAACTGTAGATTACTTTTGATTTTTTGCAATGCATAGTCTTGTAAATCATTATCGAATCTATCACCCATATGGCGTAATATCTCAGTGTCTAGTTCCTTCATGCGTAATGCACGTTCTTTCTGTGCAAGATCACGCTGTAGTTTCATGAACTGATCGCGTAGGTCGGTGTTGTCATTACCTGCGTCACGCCCCATGCGTGATTCTATTGCTGGCTCTGACTCCATTGGCTGTGCGTTGCCACCGGTACGTTGACTTGAAGTACGTGCCACATATGCTAATGCTGCTTCTACGCTCTCAAAATTTTGACCGCTGGCTTGACCTAATGCGTTCAATAATGATTGTGTAGTGCTTTTGCGAATAGCACCTGGGTTTACTCTTCCATCACCGGCATCATTTGTAACCTGTTCTGCATCAGGGGCTGTGGCGTTGCCATCGAGTTGATTTTCTAACATTATTTTTTCCTTTTAGTTATAACGTAACAAACGTATATTATTAATTATCTTCCTGTATTAACACCAGTTAATTGTGTTGCAATTGCCTGGTTAGTATAATAACTCTGTCCAGTGTAAGTGACTGGTGTGCCGATACCTTCATCATTGTATCCCATACCTTCGTCACCTGCACTATCATATTCTGCTGTATCACCTAACACAGGAGCAGTCTCACCGAAATCTTCTGGTGTAACGATCTGATCACCAAGATCACGACTCAATACTTGTTCGTTATCTTGTGTCATCAATTCTTTGACTTGTTGATCCTGTATAGTCTCAATATAAGCCTGCTCGTACTGCGGGATCTTTTCAGCAGGTGCAAGCATGCCAATAATTTCTTTTGTGATGAGACTGTCGATGATTGGATTATTCTGCACCATGGCTTTAGCCTGACCCATCAAGGCTAATCTATAGTTCGTATCATGTGCTTCATAATCTGTGTTGTAATGCACTTCACCTGCCCAACGCATTCCCATGAATCGTGCGGCATAAGTGAATATTAATTCTTCTGCGACTTCCATCAAGCGGGCTTTGCTCTTTGCAAGTCTGTGTAATGTCTTGCGTTCTTCTATGATAGCAACGCCTGATGCGATTTGGTTCTTTGTGTTACGCAAGCCACCTAAGCCAGTCAATGCTTCGATCTGCTCAAGTATCTCACGCTGGCGACTAGTAACTTTGTCAACGTCACCTGTATCGACTGGAATAGTCTCGACTTGACCTTGACTTGCACGAACGATTGCTCCTGCATGTACAGGAATAGCGACGCCTTTATCTGCACGAATAATTGTTTTTGCAAATTGCACACTAGTATAGGCTTCGCATTCTAATTTATAATGTTCTCTTTGTGCGTCACTTGCGCTATCGATATCGCTTACGCCGATATCTAATGTTCTTGGATCACGACGACCATATGCGATGAAGCCTGGTATTGCCATGCCTGCAGGATAAGTACCACTACCAATCTCTTCAACATCATTCTTGCTGGCATTCTTACCTACACGATAACTCTTCCAATAACTTGGGTATTCGTCAGTACCAAGATGGTAACACTTGATGTAATAGTCAGTCTTATCTTCACTTTCTAATACTTTGACATGCTTGACCATTGGCTT